TAATGCCTAGAGGAACTTGTTGGAAGGGTTACGTACAAAAAGGCATGAAGATGAAAAACGGAAGATCAGTTCCTAATTGTGTTCCAGTACAAAAAGCATATCTTGGTAAAGCTGTAAGACAGCCATCAGAAACAGATAACGAATTTAAAATAAGACATGAGATGCATACGCCATTCATGGATATAAAAAAGAAAAAACCAATTAAAGCACAGACAGGTAAGTCAATAAAAAGAGCTATGAAACAAATATCTAAAACTGCTCCTTTTATAGGTTATGATGTATCTGATTTAGTAGGACTAGATCAAAGCAAGGGAGAGAGTGCTGCTCTTGGAGCAAAATTAGATTTAAGTAAAGATAGTCCAAGACCAGCTCTTACTGCAAGCATGACAAAAGGTCCTTTAGAATTTGCTGTATCTGGAACAAGCAAAGATGATTATGGTATTGGTGGTAGGTATCTTTCAAAAGATAAATCAACAGAATCTATATTAAGTTACTCAAAAGATAATGATAGAAACGAAGCAAAACTTACTCTTAAAAAATCTTTTAGTACAGGTGGAATTATAAAAGGTAAACCAAAACTTGCACTACGTGGATGGAAATAAATGGTAGAGCAAACAAAAAAGGCGCAGGAACAAAAAGATGATACAGCAGGGTTAGGAACTCTTGTTGGTATTACTGCATTAGCTGCAATTCCTTTTTTAAGACCTGTTAGAAATTTCGTAAGACAAAAATTAGCAAAAGAAACAATAGAGTCCCAAGCAGGAACAAATACACCAAGAGTTGTAGCTGGAGAGGCACAGGTTGTTCCACAAATAACTTATTCCCCAGATAAGACCAAGATCAATTACATGGTCAAACAGAAGCAACCACAGATTGAACCATTATTAAATGATAGACCTTTTGAATCTAAACCTATGTTTGGTTCTGCATTGTATGATGCAATTAAAACATCTCCTGCTGATGAGATGTTAGCAGATGATTGGCTTAAATTTTTTAAAACAAAACAAAATGTAAAATATAATGATGGAAGATCAGCTTCTATTCAAATGGAAGAGTTATTTGATACAAACATTGCAAGCGTAGATCCTCAAGGAAATTTAATAGGTGGTCTTTTAGCTGCAGCTAAAAATATTAATGCTCCAATTAATAAAGAATTATTATTATCACAAGTTAAAAACAATCCAATTAATAAAATGAAACTTGTTGAGTTTAAAGCTCCAGAAAATTTTCAAGGTTCAATTGGTGCAATAGATACTCAAATTAAAAATGTATATGATACAGTTAGAAAAAAATACCCTGAAGCTTTAGCAGGAGATCAAGTATCAGGAATCTCAGATTTACAAAAAGCTTTACAAATGGTTCAAGGAATTAGATTAAACAATGCTCAATTCTCTGGTTCTAATTTAAGTGATACAACATTACAGAGTTTAGGACAAATATTTAGAGACAGTCTTAAAAAATTAAATGTAAAAGGAATTGATCCACAAGATAAATCTATATTTGAAAATGCTTTAAAGACTGTAAATGCAGAAACTGAGAAGTTAGTTATGGCAGCAAGAAGTCCGTATAAATTACAACATAACTCACAAGAAGTAGGGCAATACAAATTACCTGGTGAAACAAATCCAGTAGAAATGGTTTGGTATTATCCTGAAAAAATTGCAACGAATAGATCTTCTTCGAGTCATTTTAGAATTCCAGATGTAAAAACTTCTGGTGAATCACAGCCATTAGTGCATGCAATGTACGGAACAAGATTTACACCAAAAGGAGAGAAAGTTTTATCAATAAATGAAATTCAAGCAGATGTTCAACAATCTGTTTTTGAACAAGTTAAAGAAGAAGGTAAAAAAAGAATTAATCCTTTTAATAAAGAAGCACAAGCTGGTTTATTAATTAAACCTAAAGAACAAGTAAAAGAAAAAATTAATGCAATTTTAAAAAAAGGTATGTATAGAACAGAAGAGGAAGGAAATCAGTTAAATAAATTATTACAAGAAGACACTATAATGAGAAAAGGATTATCTCCGGAAAAAGAAATATCTGGAGCAGATTATTTACCTATGTTTGATACTAAACAATATACAGATTACGCAGTTAAAACTATTGCAAGAAGAGCAGCAGAACAAGGAAATCAATATGTATCCGTTGTCCCTGTTAATTATATTAGTAGAGGTAAAGGAGCCATTCCTGGTAATGAATTAGTTTATGGATATGCAAATGGTAAAGGAGTTGCTAAAAAAGGAGAAGCTATAGTTCCAGAAGCAATGAGAAAATTAGCTAATCAATATAAAACAGAAGCTAAAACCATACAGGTTTCCAAATCAGATCCTGAAAGTCCTTTTAAAGTTGTACAAGTAAAAAAAGTAAAAAGATTTGATAAGAATCCAGATAAGTTTGATGATGCTAAAGAATTAGAAGAATTTAAAGTAAATCATCACGTTGCTGCCTTTAAAAATGAACAAGATGCAAAATCTTTTTTAAGCGGTTATGGAGAAGGTGGTAAAATAGAGTTTATTCCTAAAGATAGCCCTGAATTATATGATTTAATGTATGCTTTAAGAGTAACACCTGATATGGCTAATAAACCTTTTAAACTTTACAAACATACCGGTGGTCTGATAGAAGATATCTTTAAAGCACCTTTAATATAATATAAACTTATAAATATGGCTATTGAAAACGAATTTCCAAACGAGCAGATAGAAGATTTAAATGTAACAGATAGAGAAGCTCCCGTTGGTTCAGCAAACGATGTTAACGTTGTTGTTGAAGGAGAAGAACCTGTTGTTGAAGAACAAGTAGAAGACGATTTTAATAAAAACATTGCAGAAGAAATGGATGAAAGAGATCTTCAAGATCTTGCTAATCAATTAATTTCTGATTTTAGAAATGATAAACTTACAAGAGAAGATTGGGAACAAAGTTATACTAAAGGTTTAGACTTATTAGGATTTAAATACACATTACAAACAAGACCGTTCCAAGGAGCGTCAGGAGTAACTCATCCATTACTTGCTGAAGCTGTAACACAATTTCAAGCACAAGCTTATAAAGAATTACTTCCATCTGAAGGACCAGTAAGAACTCAAATCATTGGTGTTCAAAATCAAGAAAGAGAAGATCAAGCAGCTAGAGTTTCTGATTTTATGAATTACATGTTAATGGAAAGAATGGATGAATATACTCCAGAGTTTGATCAATTATTATTTTATTTACCATTAGCAGGATCTGCATTTAAAAAAGTTTATTACGATGAAGTTTTAGAAAGAGCTGTTTCTAAATTTATACCAGCTGAAGATTTAGTAATACCTTATTATGCAACAGACATAAGAGATTGTGAAAGAATAACTCATATCATTAGAATGACTGAGAATGAGATTAGAAAAAAACAAGTTGCTGGTTTTTACAGAGACATAGAATTAAATACACCACAAGATAACACATCTGATATTAAGAAAAAATATAATGAACTAGAAGGTGTTTCTAAAGGAGCAGAAAATGAAGACACTTATTCTGTTTTAGAAATGCATGTTGATTTAGATATTGAAGATGAAGATAATGTAAAAATACCTTACATAGTTACAATAGATGAAACTTCACAAGAGATTTTATCTATATACAGAAATTACAAAAAAGATGATCCTAAAGCTAGAAAGATAAATTACTTTGTACATTATAAATTTTTACCAGGACTAGGTTTTTATGGTTTTGGTTTAATTCATATGATAGGTGGTTTATCCACTGCAGCAACTGCTGCATTAAGACAATTATTAGATGCAGGAACTTTAGCTAACTTACCTGCTGGATTTAAATCTAGAGGAATGAGAATTAGAGATGATGAACAGCCAATTCAACCAGGTGAATTTAGAGATGTAGATGCACCAGGAGGAAATATTAGAGATCAATTCCAATTATTACCTTTTAAAGAACCAAGCGCTACGTTGTATCAATTAATGGGCTTTTGTGTTGAAGCTGGTCAGCGTTTCGCGGGTATTGCAAGTATGCAAGTGGGTGATGGTAATCAAGGAGCAGCAGTTGGAACAACGATTGCATTACTAGAACGTGGTGCAAGAGTGATGTCAGCAATTCATAAACGAATTTATTACGCAATGAAGCAAGAATTTAAAATTTTATCACGAGTTTTTGCAGAATATTTACCTCCAATATATCCATATGATGTTTATGGTGGTGAGAGAACAGTAAAAGTAACAGATTTTGATGACAGAGTAGATATTTTGCCAGTTGCAGATCCAAATATTTTCTCAATGTCACAAAGAATTACACTTGCGCAGACACAATTGCAGATTGCACAGACAAATCCGCAAATTCATAACGTTTATGAAGCATATAGACGTGTCTATTCAGCATTAGGAACAAAAAATATTGATGAAATTTTGTTAAGACCAGAAAAACCGTCTCCAAGAGATCCAGCAATTGAAAATATGGAAGGATTACAGATGAAAATGCCAAAAGCTTTCGCTGAACAAGATCATGATGCACATATTATGGCTCATAAAATGTTTATGCAGAGCAGAATGGTACAAATTAATCCACCTGTATACGCTTTATTCCAAGGACACATATCTGAACACATATCTTTAAAAGCTACAATGGAAGTTTATGTTGCAATGAAGCAAGATCCTAAGTATGCTGAAATGGAACAAGCTAATCCAGATGCTTTTAGAATAGAAGCAGATGCTTTGGTTGCACAAAGAATTAACGAATTAACAATGGCACTTATTCAAGAGGAATCAGCGACTTCTCAACAAGATCCATTAGTTGCTTTAAAACAAAGAGAGCTAGATTTAAAAGCAATGGATATTCAAAGACGTTCTCAATATGATGCTGAAAAATTAGATCAACAACAAAATCAATTTGAAGATAGATTAGATTTAGATGAAGAAAAATTACAACAGCAAAGAGATTTACAAGCTCAAAGATTAGCTGTATCAATGCAATCAACAGCAATGAAAATGAACAAGCCTAGAGGTTCAGGTGATAGGTAAAAGGTTTGGCCCACCACCATTAAAAGGACCTGCTTCTCAAGGACTAAGGTTAAAAAAACTTAAATTAAAAAAATCTAAATTAAAAAAACTCAATGTTAGAAAAAAGTAATTCTTTAGAGTTGTTTAAATTTAAAGAAAAAGAAAGAGTAAGAAAACAAATTTATTATAAAAATAATACAAAGCTTATAAGCGAAAGAATAGCTAAGTATAATAAATTAAATCCTGAAAAAAGAAAATTAGTTGTAAAGAAATCTTGGATAAAATGTAAATATGGAATTGTTTATGAAGATTATTTATCCATGCATCGTGAACAAGAATATAGATGTAAAATTTGTAAAAGACATGCTGATGAGTTTAAAAAAAAATTAGTAGTAGATCATGATCATAAAACCGGTAAAGTTAGAGCTTTATTATGCACTAATTGCAATTCACAGTTACATGTGTTAGAAAATAAAGAACTATACGATAAATATATGAATTATTTAAATAGTTATAAAGAGGAGTAATGTTACCTATGTTAAATGCAATTGCACCACTAGCTAAAATACTTTTTAATACAATTGAAAAGTCTGTTCCAGATAAGGATTTACAAGCTAAATTAAAAGCAGATTTACAAACTCAGTTATTACAATCTAATACAGCAGAATTACAAGCTGCAGCAAAGATAGTTGAAGCTGAAGCAAAAGCTGGTTGGTTTTCAGCAAGTTGGAGACCTTTATTAATGTATGTATTAATTTTTATATTAATATGGAATTATGTATTAGGACCTGTTATCTTATTTTTCTTTAAAGCTTCTATAACTATTACTCTTCCAGGAGACGTATGGACCCTTTTGCAAATTGGTCTGGGAGGTTACGTTGTGGGACGCAGCGCGGAATCAGTTGCACGAACAATGGCTAATAAACCACAACCAAAAGAGCAAGAAAACGGGTAGTGAAGTATCTGTTATTGTTATTATTGCTTTATAGTTGCAATAATGTAAATTCGCCTTATATAGATAATATAACATTATTAAAAATAGAAAAAAAATTTTAACATGATTGAAAGACTAAAAGATCTAATTGCAAATAATTTTATTGCAAAAAAAATTCAAGAAAAAAACAATATCTTATTAAGAAGCCGTAAAGAAGTAGAAATTAACGGTAATGGAACTTCTGGATATACCTTAAAAGAGGGCGAACATAAAGGAACTGTTTTAGGTCATATTAAGCGAGATAAAAAAGTAATTGAATGATAGATTACGAAAGCTATAAATACATAAGAAATCAAATAAATAAGTCAGTAGAACGTTTAAAAGAAGCTCTAGTGTACAGTGTAGACAAATGGGAGGACATCTTATATATTAGAGGAAAAATTCAGGGCCTTGAAACCCTGCTACAGGATCTCACTGACCTGCAGAAAAAACAGGAGCTATTTGATGACGACAAAGACACCAAGTCTGGAAGTACCGAAACATAAAGAAGCACTTCTAGATTCCTACAAAGAAAAAGAAGTTAAAGAAGAACCTTTAACTCCAGAAAATTTTCAAGAATCAGCACTAGATCAATTACCTAATCCAACAGGATATAGAATATTAGTTCTAATGCATGCTGGTGCTAGAAAAACAAAGGGCGGCATTCATCTCACAGAAAATACATTAGAAACAATACAGATGACATCTGTTTGTGGCTACGTATTAAAAATGGGAGATCTTTGCTATAAAGACGAAAAAAAGTTTCCGAATGGACCATGGTGTAAACCAAAAGAGTGGGTTATGTTTGGTCGATACGCGGGAGCACGATTCAAAATAGAGGGAGGAGAAATCAGAATTCTTAACGATGATGAAATCATTAGTACAATTAAGAATCCTGAATCTATTTTGCAACTGTACTAAATAACATGGAGTATGTATGGCTGAAGAAAACAAACGTCAGCCAGATGTCGAACTAGACACTGATGACGCAAAAGAGACAACCATACAACTTGAGGAAAAGAAGGAAGAAAAAGACAAAAGACCAAATCTAAATCTAGGAGAAGTAGATTTAGAATATACAGATTACAGTCAAAATAAAAAAGAAAAGATTGATATATCTGTAGAAGAAAAAGAAGAGATAAAAGCAGACAAACCTGCTGATCAAGAAGATCTATCTTCTTTTAGTGATTCTGTTCAAAAAAGAATAGATAAGCTTACTCGTAAAATGCGTGAAGCAGAAAGACGAGAACAAGCAGCGCTTGATTACGCTCAAGGTTTACAAAAAAAGTACACCGATGCTCAAAAAAAATATCAAGAAATAGATGATAGTTATATTAAACAGTATGACGCTAGAATAGATGCTGAAAAAGATACTGTTAAAAAGAAACTAAAAGATGCTATCGAATCTCAGGACGCAGAAGCAATCATATCTGCTAATGAAGAACTTTCTAGATTAATTGTTGAGAAAGAAAGAGCTAAAGTATCTATAGCAGCAAAAGAAAGACAGAAAAAAGATACAGAACAAAACGAAAAAGAAGCTCAAAATGTTGAACAAAATCAACAAGTTGAAAGAAAAGCAGTAGCACCAAGTACTAAGGCTAAAAAGTGGGCTGAGGACAATACTTGGTTTGGAAGCGATGAATACATGACTAATACAGCGTTTCAAGTTCATGAAAAACTACAAAGTGAAGGGTTTGACCTGGACAGTGACGAGTATTATAATGAAATCAACAAACAGATGAGGGATATTTATCCTCATAAGTTTGCTGAAGATAAGCAAGAACAGAGAAAGCCCGTCCAAACTGTTGCCTCTGCAAATAGAGGAAAAACTGGACGCAGAACTGTGAAACTCACCAAGTCGCAGGTTGCTATTGCAAAAAAATTAGGGGTGCCACTAGAAGAATACGCAAAATACGTGAAGGAGGCAAATTAGTATGAGCGAAGAAATAAAAAAGACTTCACGCAACTCAGAGTTGAGGTCTAAGGACAAGAGAAAAACTCAATGGGTTCTACCATCTAACTTAGATGCACCACCCGCGCCTGAAGGTTATAAACACCGATGGCTTAGAGCAGAAGCAGCAGGTTTCGTGGACACAGCAAATATGTCTAAGAAACTTAGAGAAGGATATGAACTAGTTAGGGCTGAAGAATTAAATGAACTAATTGGTGACAATGAATATCCTGTGATTTCTGAAGGTAAACATTCGGGTGTAGTTGGAGTTGGAGGCCTTGTGCTGGCAAGGATACCGATCGAGATGATTAGACAGCGATCTGCATACTTTAATAGAAAAAGTACAGATCAAATTAAAGCTGTAGATAATGATCTTATGAAGGAACAGCGACCAGAGATGCCGATTAATATTAGTCGACAATCTCGTGTAACTTTTGGGGGCAACAAGAAATAATTTTTTTGTAAAACCATCCAAAAAAATATAAACTATAAAATGGAGAAAATATAAAATGGCTAACACACTTGAAAGATTTGGTTTAAGACCAAGTCGTCAATTAAACGGTAGCCCATTTATTAACGCTCAAAACAGATATAGAATAGCGTCTGGTAACTCAACTAGTATATTTCAAGGAGATTTGGTAAAACCACTTGATTCTGGAACAATATCTAGATATGTAGCCAACACTTCTGACACTGTTGTAGGCGTTTTTAATGGCTGTTTTTATACAGATCCAACAACTCAAAAACCAACGTTTAGTAACTTCTATCCGCAGTCTACAAATGCATCAGACATTACCGCATTTGTAATAGACGGTCCGGATACAGTATTTGAAGTGAATGCTGACGCTGTTTTTGCAGTTGCTGATATCTTTAAAAACTATACAGTAAACAATGTAACAGGAAACACTCAGACAGGTATATCTTTAGTACAATTAGATGTATCTGAATCTGGTACAGCGGGAACATTTGTGGTTCAAGCAATTGATATATCACAAAACCCAAATAACAATGACGTTGCGACATCGAACGCGAATATTATGGTTAGAATTAATAACCATTTCTATCGCCAAGGTGGAACAGGTCTATAATAGGAGAATAAATAATGGCTATATCACGATCACAGCTAGTCAAAGAACTAGAGCCAGGATTGAATGCACTATTCGGCCTGGAATACAGTAGATACGAGAACGAGCACGCAGAAATCTTTATAACTGAAACTTCAGACAGAGCGTTTGAGGAAGAAGTTATGTTAACAGGTTTTAACGGTGCTGAAGTTAAACAAGAAGGTGCTCCAGTAGTATTCGATCAAGCTTCTGAAGCATATACTTCAAGATACACTCATGAAACAATCGCTTTAGCGTTTGCTATCACTGAGGAAGCTATTGAAGATAACCTTTACGATAGACTTGCATCTCGTTATACAAGAGCGTTAGCTAGATCAATGGCTAACACTAAACAAGTTAAAGCAGCGGCTGTATTAAACAATGCGTTTAATTCAGCATTTACAGGTGGGGACGGAAAAGAGCTTATTGCTACTGATCACCCTCTTGCTAACGGTGGAACTTTCAGTAATGAACTTGCTACTGCAGCTGACCTTAACGAAACGTCATTAGAGCAATCTTTAATTGACATCGCAGCGTTTGTTGACGAAAGAGGATTAAGAATCGCTATCCAAGGTAGAAAATTGATAATTCCAAAAGAATTACAATTCACTGCTGAAAGATTGATGAAGACTCCTTTAAGAGTTGGAACAGCTGATAACGATATCAATGCAATCAAAAATATGGGTATGATTCCAGAAGGTTATAGAGTTAATCACTTCTTAACTGACACTGATGCATATTTCATTATGACTGATGCTCCAAATGGTCTAAAACACTTTGTAAGATCGCCAATTAAAACTGCGATTGAAGGTGATTTTGACACAGGTAACGTTAGATTCAAAGCTAGAGAGAGATACGTATTCGGATTCTCTGACCCTAGAGGAATCTTCGGTTCACCAGGAGCTGCATAATACTTTAAATTAAGTAGTTCAATAAAAGGGGCTTGTGTTTACACAGGCCCCTTTTTCTTTTATAATCAATAATATTCTAGATTAATAGTTTTGTAGACTGGCTAGACAGACGGTATAGAGACTACAAAGCTTAACCGCTATACAGGAGAAAAATTATGGCACAAACAACTTTTTCAGGACCAGTAAAATCTTTAGCAGGTTTTATTAGTGCTGGAGTATCAAACTCAGTAACAACAGCAGCAGGAAAAACATTAACTGTTGCA